TGCTATTATCTCTACACCCTCAGCTACTCCTCTCGCTTTACTTAGTGTTCCTTCTACTGCTGAGAATGGACTCCATAATATTATCTCTTCCCATATTGACACGTCTGATATTTCTGCTGCTATTTTTAAATGTTCTTCAACTTCTTCCCAATCTTCAGGAGTTTTTGCTTGTTTTATTAACTCTTTTATTGGAAATAGTATCGCTTCTGGTGCTTCCGATTGTCCCCATCTTCCTAAGAATACAGAACCCGCCCACGTTATTGCTGTGGTTATATATGCTCCTTTTGAAGCTACTCTTGTTGTAGTTGTTATTCCAGTTCCTAAGTTTGTGGAAGTTATTGTTTTTGTAAAGAATTTTCTCATTAAGTTTTTTGCGAGTCCTATAGTCTTTGAATTAATAGTCATTTTTCCAACTTGGTTTATTGTGCTTACTGCTGCTCTTGTAGCTGTTGGAGTATAACCTGCCGTCGCTGCTGCTTGTTGAGCGAATCCGGATTGTATTGCTGCTTGTGTTGATGTCCCTGCTGCTGTTGATGTCCCTGCTGCTGTATTTGCTCCAACCGATCCTAATGCTCCTAATCCACCTTTTACTAATGCTCCTGCACCAATTCCCAAAGCTCCATAAGCTGCAAAACTATTTCCAATACCTAATAATTTGTTTTGAGTAGGATGTTCTTCTGCAAAGATTTCTCTTTTACGTTTTCCAAAATCAGATCCTGTTACGCCTAGATCTTTAACATCTTTAAATCTAGTTCCACTTTCTAGATTATCTAGTGCTTTACCTTTTGAAGCTTCTTTTCCTAAAAAGATTGGAGCGTTTCCTGATTTACTTTTACTCTTTGCGTCTTTAATATTTGCTCTTCCTTCGGGTGAAGCTCTTGCTATCGCTTCTTCCTTTCTTTTACCTATAGTTTCTTGGCTTATCTTAGAGCTTGTTTCTCCAGGTCTTGTGTTTACACCTCTTTTATCTAGATTGATTGTTGTATTTTTTTTCTTAAAATGTTTCTTTTCATATTTTTTAAACTGTTCTCTAGTCATTCCTCTTACTGTTTTTTTTACCATTAGAATTTTCGCACTACCTCCAGCATCACATTAGTGTTGTTTTTAATTATCTTCTCTGTCCGGAGCATAAACCATAAACATACAAAAATAGGAAAACCTAAATTTGTTATAAGTTCATAATAATTATCTATCATTGTCCTTCTCCCGCTGTTGTTTCACTTGGATCTATATTCTCTGCTCCATCTTTAGCTTTATCACTTAGTAATTCATTCTCCAGCGACGCTGGGAACTCTAGTTCTATTACTAAATTTAATTGACTTAAAACTTGCTCTTCTATGAATAGTTGTTCTTCCTCTATATTCTGTTGAAATGCTAAGTATGCGATCTTAGCGCTTGCTTCTGTGAACTCTCCTGATCCTCCAAGTATAATCTGAGGCACTCCCACCGCTTCATAAAAGAAGTCTCCCTGTGTTTCTATCCATGCTTTAGGATCTAGTGTTGCATTTGGTGCTACTGAGATTAATTCAGATTCAGATACATCAAAAGGTTCATATATATTTTGGGATTTTGTTTGCGTCACTGCATCCATCTTCGCTTTATATGCATCGATTTCTACTGGATCATCTGTCTTTAATTTAAACTTCCAACGAGGGAATACATTGTTATGCATTACTGTTTTATAATCATCTATCGCTTCGTTTCTTGCTAAAATAATAGCTTCTACTGATTTGATAACTGATACTCCATGAATTTGATCTGCTACTCTGTTTCTTGCTAAGTGAAAAATCTCTTCCGGTTTAAATGGCACTACACTTTTCTTCCCAACAAGATTTTTTAATCTATTCATAATTCCCTTATTTACAAACTTACTTATCTGTTCATATCTCTTTAACATTCCATTCTCCCCGACTACTATATTTATTGATGATGGATCTAGCGGTTTTAGATTAATTAAGTTGTCTTCATCATCCCGGATTATTTCCATAAAAGAATCTCCTCCGATGTAGTAGGTTCTTACTGCGTTCTCTAGGATTGTGTTGAATGTGTCCATCCCATTTCCTTTGATAGTATCTAAAAGCATTTCTGTTTGGGGATCTGCTTTGAATCCCTTTCCTATAGTCCATGTTGCTTTGGCGTTAATCGTTGCGTTAATTTCGGGGATTGCTACAAAATAACCATACCATTTCGACCAATTAGTATTGTTGTAATTTGTTTCTCCATTCCCTGTTGCTCCGTCGGTGTTTGCTGAATCTACTTCATAATCATCAATTACATTAGTGCTGCTTCCTGCAATCATGCTTGATACTTTATCATCTGCCATTATAAGTCTAGTATAATCCTCAAGTCTTTAATTCCCATCTGCTCCTTCCATGTGTCAATAGCGAAGCCATCTGCTTTCATTTGTTCTCCAACATCAAAACCTCGGTGTATTACATTTCCTATCAGTCTCCCATATTTCCCAACACGATTCTTTTTGTTAATTAATATTTCTACATCTGATCCTAAGATTATGTCTGCCAAATGGTTTCGCGCCTCAACTCCATTCTTTTCATTCAATTCTGCTGCCATTATGTTTGAGAATCTTATAGGGAAATCAAAATCTCTAAAAGCACAACTTACTCTTATCGTATCTCCATCGTGAACATTTACTACCTTAGCGTCGAAGTTCTCTGCTATTTGTTGGTGTGGGCTATCAAAGTAATAGAGATTCATCTGGTTGTTTGTCAACTCGGGGTATTTTTTAAAGTCATGTGCCATCATCGAACCCTCATTATCCACACTATATTGTAGTATGTAGGTAATGTTGAATTTGAGGAAATTGTATGGTTATGGCTTGTCTCTCTACAAAATGTTCCCGCTCCACTGCTACAAGCAACATCTGGGGAAATATCACTAGTAGTCCCTGTATGATTATGGGTTTCACTCCCACCAGTTCCCCCACTCGTAGAAGCCCCCCTCATAAATCTATTATCTCCGTTTAGGTCTGGGATGGTCTGACCGTTCATTGGACTTAAAGCATCCACTAAAACTGTCCCATCACACTCAACCCAACCCTCCGCTAAATTTGTAACTCCTGCGAGACTCTTCGCCCATGCAAGAATCGCACCTATTGGAGCATCTCCTATACTTCTACTTTCCTTCTCAACCAACGTCGTCCCTGCAATTAATGTGTCTGCCATTAATCAATAAACCCCACAGACTTTTGGTCTTTTAGTAATCCTATGCATTGAATGAATCTAGCCCAACATGTATTCATAATGTTTTCTTGCTCTCTCTGTGAGCCATAACCAGCTGAGTCAAACATAGCTCCATAGTATCCGCAGAAATTGGATACTGTTTCTGTTAGTAAATATTTCTTTTCTGCGTTAAGAGCGATAAAAGCTGTTGCGTCTTTTGCGAATACTTGTCTCGCTAAGTCGTTTATGAAGCTCTCGCATTGTTTACATAGTTCGTTAATCCTATCTTCATCTACATTTGTTGAGTCATAGCCGTTGCCCATCTTAAAAATACATTCCGCGGATGTTGCGTATATTCCGGTGTGTGCCATGATATTAACAAAAAGCCATAATATTTAATCCTTTCGTTTTTACCAACCAAGCCGATCTTATGAGTGCTTCCGTAATATGGCTGAATCGTCCAAAGATTTTGATGTTTCTTGTCTCTTTGTCTATTTCAAATTGGATAGATAATAGACTCCTTCTTAGTTCTTCAGCGTCGGGGATTTGTATTAAACCCTGTTCCATCATCATTTTTAAATTCCCATAGAGATCTTCTTTTAGTAGTCTTTTTGTCTTCCCATCGTAGTTTATGGATCTAGTTGCATTATTCAATCCTATCGTTTTTCTCTTTAATTGGTTGTGTGTTAATAGATAATCTAGAATGGGAGTCCCTAACCCCCCATCATCAACTCCAATCTTTTTGTAGTTGAATTTGTCATTGAGTTCTATTATTTTGTTTACTGTTTCCCATGCCCTTACTCTCTCTGATGTCTCGAAGTCTGTTAAGATTGATTTCTTATCCTGGGTGTTCTTTAGTGTAACAAAGGCGTTCTGATCTCCTCCATAACCTGCAAAATCAACTCCAAGATAGTTTCTCCCCGGGTATGAAATATGGATTTTAGAAGGAGTCCCGGGGAGTGTGCAAGAGTCGATAAGTTCTCTACTGAAGAATTGTTGTAATGAGTCTAAGAATTCAGCTTCATATTCCTGACAGAACTGTAATTTCGTCATCCTTCGCTTTTCTTGATCTAGGAATTCTTGAGTGATACGGGGACAGTCTTCACTTTTTATATGGATATGGTGGAACTCATCAGATTGAAAACAATCATAAAAAAACCCTTCATTACCTCTAGGAGTTGATAGTAAGTCCAAAGTCCCCCCAGTGGTAGCCAACATAGGTCTAACAGCAACGAAGACAGCATCAGGGATATAATGAGCTTCATCTGCGACGAGTTTATCGACAGTAAAACCTCTGAGTCCGTAGCCAGTCGCTCCAGCGGGTTCTGCCAAGATTTTACTTCCATTTGATAACTCTATTTTATGAAAGGTCGGTCTCTTCCTAACGTTCTTGGGAGCAAGTGCCACAATATGAGATTTAACCTTTTCGAGTAGTTCGATACTCTGTCTATCGACTGAGGCGATGATAAGTGTTGTAGTTCTCGGGTTAAGTAGGGCAAAGAGCGCCACTCGAAGAGACTCCGCGTAAGATTTTCCAGATTGTCGTCCAGCTCTAACAACTGTGTTTCCCTCGTGCTGTATGTATTCTTTTTGCCACTCATCTAGTTCAATGTTCAGCTTTCTCTCCACAAAGGCAACCACATCCTTCGCATTCCACAAGTTCTCCTTTACCTCCTCTGAAGAATTGGATTTTTTCATCGATTTCTCTAAAGAGTCTAAGTCCTTGTTGGATTGAGTCTGCGTAGGAGTCGAGTTTCGCCCTTTCGATTTTGAGTTCTTTTTCATCCATATATGAGGTCTTGCATTTTTAAATAATCTTTCTCTCGCGCTTTCTTGATCTTCTCCCAACGCTTTCTACTCCAACATTCCTCTCCCTCTACTACTATAAGCCCTTTATGAACTAAGAAGTCGAGGTATTCAACAAATTTTCTCCATTCAGATCCCCATCGGTCGCTACAAAAGACATAAACTTCATGTTTTATCGCCGGAAGTCCAGCATTAGAACATCTTTCAATCACCTGTTCGATCGTATCAATCTTTTCTATTCTTGTAACCATATAACACACAAGATAGTGTCCTTTAAGTACTTTGTGGTTGCGCGTGTGTATACTAAAAAATCAACTCTCCCTATAACTCCTTCGCTGCTAAGCTCCTTAAGCAGTAGTCTTCGGTCTAAGCGAAGCTTACTTTTGACTGCAACTAACGGCCTTTTTGGCTAGCCCTTTAGTAGTTGTCTTCGATTAAAACAACACACACAATCTCATTTGAGTCATGAATTAATAAATCATCATCCGGTTACTTTAGGAAAATTCCCTTAATGTTTATTTTTATCTTCATGCCGAGGAGGGTCTATTCAACGGATCGTTTTCGTATTCCTTAAGGAAGTGACACCCTCTCCACATAGTACTTCTATTTCCCATGCTGCTAATTTATTAAATAGTTTTAGTATTTATAAGTTCCGTTCGGTTTATGGGTGCGAACGTATTATTATTTTCTCTGGAGTCCTGCAACGAAAAAAAACAAAACGAAACCAACAATCGCATAACAACTACTGCCAGCCCCATTACATGGGTTAGGCTGGCAGTCCCCACCTGGAAGGGGGGGAGAGGGGGGGTAGATAGCTACCATACACTTCCTGCATAAGCCAACTAGCTAGCCAAGCAAGCAAATCAAGCCAGTCCAGCTCGGCTAGGAGCTGGCGAAGCCTTAAGTAGCTGGATTGTGCGAACACAATCAGATAGTTATGGCTTTGAGTAGTAGCTAGCACTGCCTGCTAGCCCAAATATGGCTAAAAGCTAGCCTTTTAGCCTAAAAGCCTCTCAGATAGCTCGCTAAGCCTCTAGTAGCCCCATGTAGCCACTTTGCACCGGCAAAGTGACGGGAACGAGGTTATTAAGCTTTACGCGAGCTTGGAGCTCTAGTAGAGAAGCAAAAAAAAGGGCTAAAAGGGCGAACAACCCCTTTAACCTCATAATAAACTCTCTCATACTTAACGAACAACAACCACATCAACGACTGCCACTCCTGACACTCATTCATCTGAACACCCAAGGCATTTCTAATCTAACATCAAAGTCTAAATCTTCCCAGAACTTTGTGCTTGCTAAATCGTTTTCTATGTCCATTTTATTTTACAGTTACCACCTAATGTTGAATTATAACATTCATCACATAGGTTAATACCATCGCAACAATCTACTTTAAGCCCTTCTAAGAACTCAATCTTTTCAGCCAATTCTTCTCTATCCATCTTAATCTTTATAACGGACATAAGCAGCCATTTCTGCTAAGACAACCAAGTCTAAATCTTTAATCTGTGTACAATCATTAACCTCTAACTCTTCTTCTTGCTTCTTGATCAAGTCATTACTATAAAAACCATATTCCACACACTCTTCTGCAGCCTGTGTCCAGTTTCCATTATATACACTATCACAAATACAATTCCATTGTACATCTGTTCTATATTCTTTTACCATTATTTATACCTCCATAT